CACCCGCATCGATCCGAACGTGGCCTTGATGTTCTGGGCGCCGAAGGTCTCGCCGGGGTCGGATTGCCCGCGCATGATGTCCGAAACGCCGGTGATCTGGTAGACGTCCTCGATCAATTGCTGACGTTGGGCGATCAGCGCGTTCAGCGCCGCCACCACCTGCTCCAGCGGCCACCACTCGATCTTGCCGCGAAGGCCGCCCTCTTCCTTCAGGCTCTGCCAATCCTTCACCGGGATCAGGATGTTCGTGTCGGAGTTGAGCAGGCTGTTGAGGTTGGTCTTGGCGTCGCCGGCATAGAAGCCGCGCACCTTGAGACCGTCCTGGAGTTTGGCGATGCGCCCGGTGAGCGTGTCGATCTCCTCGGCCTGGTCCTGATAGAACACATAGTCCGGGACCGGGATCGTGGAGTCGTTTGCCGTCGTGCCCAGCAGCGGCCGCGGGCATGGGAAGAAGTCGGGCAGCCCCAGCGGATCTGGCCGCCGGTCGAGCGGGCGCGACGACCACGACTTGCTGATCCAGCAGACCTCCTTGGTGGCCTTGTCCCAAATCTCGTAGATCGCCGCCTTGTTCAGCATCTTGGCGTCGGCGTCGCGCTGGCCCTGCGCGACCGGACCCCAGTCCAACGGGACCAGCTTGCCGATAGCGCCGAAGCGGTCGACCAGCTCGTCGCGGCTCAGATAGACACGCCGGGCAACCCAGCCGACCTCATCCCAGGTGCGGGAGACCCCGTATAGGAAGTCCTCCCAGTTGACGTAGTCGGTGACGCTGTCCTCGAAGGTGACCGGCTGGTAAGGCGCACCCTGGAAGGTGGCCGCGCCGCCGTCGCTCATCGTGACCTGATTGGCGTCGTAGGTGTTGCCCTCGTCGTCCTCATAGCCAGTGTCGTCGGAATCGCCGTTCGTCGTGACCTGAAGCTGGACCGGCGGCGGCATGACCTCGGGCCCGAAGGTCGGGACATAACGCTCCCATGTCTGGCCGCGGGCGAAGAGCACGAAATCGAAGCTGCATTGCCGCAACACGCCGTCGAGGTCGTGGACGTCGATGCTGTAGCTGATAGCCCGCTCGACCGCCTCCGAGGCTACACGTGCGACCGGGTCCGCGTCCTCAAAACGGCGGAGCACCTCCGGGATCGGCGGTCGCGTGTAGGTCGCCGGCTGGATCGTCTGGGTGTTCGACCACAGCATGGCATAGCGCCGGGGTCGGTTGACCTGAGCGGAAGCCTCGTCGTCCTTGTAGCGCTTGGCGATCTTGCGGCAGCGCTCCAGCCACTTGCGCTGGGCCTTCTCGGCCGAGGTGAGTTCGGCGATCCAGCGCCGGGCATAGGCGGCGTCCTTGCGCGCCTGGTCCGGATCGGGGCTCAGCACGCCCTGCGGCGCGGTGTCTGCGGGCGCGGTATCGGCCATGAGCCGAGAATGGGGGCCTCTCAGCGCTTCTCAGCGCTAGGCCTTAGGCGGCCTTGACCTCTTTTGCCGTGACCGCGGCGACCTCGGCCTTGGGGTCGTCCGGCTGGTCATCAGCAGCGACCTCGGCCTCGCCTTCCACGTCGAAGTCGTCACGGGCGCGCAGCTCGGCCAGCGTCGCGTCGTCTTCGACGATCACTCGCTTCATGCGGGGGAAGGTCTGGGCGCCGACGCGCTCCTCCTGCTCGCCGCCGGTGTACTTCGCGTAAGTGTCCATCATCGCTCTCCCAGGACCTTGTTCGCCTTCGCCACGATCTGGCCGTACTGGCTCTGGCTGAGGCGCCCGGCGTCGAGTTCCTGCTTGGCTCGCGCCTTGGCGTTGGCGGCGTGTTCCCGATCAGGCATAGGGTAAGACCGCTCGGCCGGCAGTCCGAAGACCGCCTTCGCCAGATGATCGCGACGCTTGGCCGTGAGCTCCATGTCGCCATGATCAGCGTCGAGGGGCCGTTCTCAGGCTGGCGCTACACCCTCTGCTGACGCGGCTGCTGCATCGCCATCATCTCGTCCCAGGTCATGGCCGTCACGCCGCGCGGCTCGGCGTCCTTTGGCTTTTCCGGCTCGACGATAGCGGGATGGGCCATGGCGATCGCCCGACCCATGATCCCCGCGACGTCCACCTCCTCGTCGTGGGTGCCGGCGGGGAACTTCACATACTCGTCGATGATCTTGTCGCCCTCGGGTCCTTCAGGGATCCAGACGGCGCCCATGGCGGCCATACCCTGGAAGCTCTGGGCCTTGGCCGCTTTGTCGTGGCCATGCGGGCTGATCGGAGCAATGCGACAGAAGACATCCTCGGCGCGCATCTGGCGCACGATGAAGGGCTCAGCGGTCTTCCAATTGTTGTCATCCTCAGGGAACCACGCGAACGGTTCGTGCTTACGGATCAAGCCCTGCATTTCCGGAGGCTTGGGCTCGGGGCGGTCCTTGCGCGTCTTCAGATTGCCGACGATGCGGTCAGCCGTCACGTCCATGCGCTGGACCGCGTTGAAGCCGTCCAAGAGATAGACGTCCTTTGTCTCCGTCAGGCCGAAGATGCGCCCGACGTTCGGATCACTGTCCTCGCCATCAGTGGGGGCGTGGTCGGTGACGAGATACTTGCGCAGGTTTCGGGGTTCCTCGCCGAGCCTGAAACGTCGGAACCACTCGCGCAGGAAGAACGTGCCCTCCGTCGCGCTGGGCCGCTGCTGGTAGAGCGCAGACCAGGTGCGTGCGATGCGTCTAGCGGCCGTCCAGAAGTCCGGATCGCGGCCGAACCATTCTGGCCAAAGCATCTCGCCGGGAACGCGCCCGAGCGGGTCGTTCGCCTCAGCCTCGGCAGGGATCGACAACACCTCCCAGACGAGACCGTCTCGACACATGATCGGTCCGCTCTCCCCGTCCCAGCTTTCCGGCAGGAGCTGGCCCGCGAGGTCGTTGGCGTTCCAGCGGGTCTGGATCAACAGCACCCACGCGCCTGGCTTCAGGCGGCTCTTGAGGCTGTCGTCATACTCGCTACGGACCTTGGCCTGAATGACCGGCGAATCCGCCTCCTCGCGGTTCTTCACCGGATCGTCGATCACCAAGCCGTCCAGTCGGTTGCCCGTCCACCCAGCAAGGATGCCCTCGCCCATGAACTCGGACCCGTTGTCGAGGGCCCATTCGTTCACCGCGCCCTGGTCCTTGCTGAGGGTGGTATCGAACACCTCTGCGTAGGTCTTCTGGCGGGTTATGGCGCGGATGCGGCGACCAACCTTTCGGGCCAAACCGGTCGCATAGGTCGCTACCCCGACCTGTCTCCCCTTCCGCTTCCCGAGAAACCAAGCGGGAAAGGCAACCGAGGCGTATAGGCTCTTGGCCGAGCCGGGCGGCATGAAGACCATGGCGCGGCGCACGTCACCACGTTCCAGCCGCTCGCAGAGGCTGATCAGCGCCTTGTGATGCGCGGCTTGGGGCGTCTCGATGGGCGCGAACGGCAAATCCGCAATGCCGTCGGGATCGTCATCCCATGTGCCGTCCTTACGGAGCTTGCGCGGGCCCGTGTCAGGCTCTGAGGCCAGCGGGACACCAGGCAGTTCCACGAGACCGCAGAAGGCATGGAAGCTCTCCCGCGCGTCGGCGCAGTCAATGGCGCGTGCCGTCGCTTTCGGGTCGGCCAGCAGCGCGTCCAATGATAGCGCGGAGTTCTGCACGGTCCTTCGCACTCAGCTTAGCCAGCGCCTCGACGCTGGGCGTTTCGGGGATCAGGGGATTTTCGGGGTCGGCCGCCAGCGGCTGCGTCGGCTTGCCGAAGGCGCGATCAAGCACGCTATTGGCGGCGGCGATCGCTGTCCTCGGCTCAGTGTTCTCTATCAGCTCGATCAGCCGACCGATGGCGCGCGGCGATGCTTCGCGGGCGAGTTCGACCACTTCTCGCTCTGCCTTCGGCCGGCCGCCGGGATTGCCGGATTTGCCCTTTTCCCACGGCATTCAGCGACCCTGTTCTGAGATCACGGCGCCACCTGCTGGCTTGCGCTCGCCCGGTACTGGTCCCAGAGGGCATCCTGCGATGTCCGGAGGGAAGCGAGGTAGGCTTGGGCCTCGTCGGCGCCAGCGATGCGCCCGAGCATGATCGCGAGCTCGTCAAGCGCTGGGGCGGTCATCGCGTTGTAGTGGTCCAGGTAGGTCAAGTGGTCCATGGGCTCTCCAGCGGGCAGTCTCAGGCCTTCGCGGCGGTTCTCAGCCTCGGGCGATCCTCTGGCAGTTCGGTCTCCTCCAAGCCCGGCACGCTGATCTCGGAGCCGTTGCGGGTGAGCACCTCAGCCATGGCGCGGAGGGCGTTCTTGCATTCCTCGAATCCAACCTCGCTGAGTTGGTAGCCGAGGTCGTCGAGCTGGCCGCCGCTGATCAGGCTTTCCGGCTCCATGATCTCGCGGAGCACCCTAACCCGTTCGTGGATGGTGCCGCGCTTCGGCGGTCGATGGCTATTGAGGAGGACCTGGAGGCGCCGCGTGGTGGTCCACTCGCCAGGGCGCCCCCAGAGGACAACCACGATGTCGGCGTGTTCTTCCGAGACGCCGAAATATTCGCTGAAGGCAGCGCGCAGAAGTTCGCGGGAAATGCCGTGGATCCAGCGCGTCACGCCTCGAAGCTCCGCTCAGCCGCCGTCGGGTCTTTGCGCTTCGGTCGCTTCCACGCGAAGGGTTCGGAGTCTTGGAGGTTAGTCATGGTTTCCTCCCGGAGTTGCCTTGCGCGCACCCTTCGGGCGCGTCATCGGCGTCGCTCTCCCGTGGAGAGGCATCCCCGAAAACCTGCCGAAGGGCGCGTCGAGCGCAGTCCTGAGCGCCCCAGTCAGTGGACACGCGCGCAATCGTCCACAGTGCCTCGAACATCGCGGGTGAAGCGGCAAGGAGTCGCGCGTTCGCTTCCCATTCTCGCTGGTCTGTGCAGACCT